ACCATGTTCTGGATAATCTACCTTTAACGCTTCTAAAACAGGAGATTCATTATATTGTAATTTTTGATTTAACAAATATGATTTAAAGTTAAGAACATCATTTTCATTTGTTTTTGCCATTACTATTGCATCTATACTATCAACTATTTCATTGATCTGTGACATTAAATCTTTATTAATAATATCTGTTTCTTTGTTTCTCTTTTTTCTAAAACTACCTAAAGCTATTTTATACAATTCTGATAAAACTTTATTTTGTATTAATGATAGTGTTTTTTCATTTGTGATAAAGGCTGGGTTTAATTTAAAACCTTTGTTTTCTGAAAAATCTGCAGAATTAAAGCTAGCTCCTACATATTTAGAAGCATTCTTTTCAATGTATGCATTGAAGATGTGTGAAATTAATTCAATATATCTTTCTGCTGAATCTTCTGATTCTAAAGAAATTTCTTCAAGATTAAACTCTGTAATATACTCTACTAAATCTAATATAGCGATCTGATACATGTCAGATGGCTCTCTTTTTTGAATATCCTTTCTGTCAAATCTTTCAAGTTTAAAACTTTTTGGATTTTTACCTTCATAGAAGTTTACTATTAAACCGTCTATGTCATTATCTAAATTAGAATTTAAAGTTGGATTATTAAGACCTATGTTGAATATATTAAATATGGCTCTTGTAAAAGATTGATCTTTGAATTTGATTTTAAAATCAGAATCAGAAAGTTCTAGTAATCTAATTAAGTCATCTTTTTGATTTGATTGTAAAACTCCTTGAAATATAACAGGTGGTTTTTGTACCCCTAATAATTCTGCCCACTTATTTAAGATCTGTGGATCTCTAATAACTTTTTTAATTTGTGTAGGGTTTTTAGGATTTAATATTTGTATGTGTGTTAGTATTAGATGGTTTTTAGGAAGACTTTCGTATTCGATATCTACTGTTTTGTTGTCTATCATGTAGTCAAATCCGAATTTCCAATCATGTGGCATATCTTCTTTTACATCTTTAGGAATAGCCTTAAAGTAATTAATACCATTTTCATAGTATCTTACCATAGTTCTATCTACTTTATCCATTTTATGTTTAGAACCGCTTTTAAAATATTCATAACCGGTACTAGTACTTTTAACATGAAACGAAGATGCTTGTATTTTTTCCGATACAACACATGTTAATTTCAACATTGAATTAAAGTCATTAATGTTAGTTGATTGAAAATATGTTCTTAAATTTTGTAATGCCATTATCTTCCGTATTTTATGATACCCATTAATTGATTAATGGCTGCAAACGTACCTGTTAATTTCATTGTTTTTCCTTTGTACACAAAAACTATTCCTTCAGTTGGTATAATAGATTCTATTCCTCCAATTCTATCTAATCTGGCAAGTTCAGCTTCTACTCTTGCAATTTGAGATTCACCTCCGGTTTTTTTAATAGCTTCAGCTTCTGTTCTTATTTGATTATGTAATCTTTGCATTTCCTTGTCTGGATTTGCTGCTACAAAATTAGAAGCATTTTTAAGAATTATAGATCCTAGTTCTAAGAATAAATCTTCAAACGGTCTAATGTTTTCTTTATATTTCTTTTTAACATCTTCTTTGTCAAATTTCTTAATAAGAGATGCTTTATCTTTACCTAACGATTTGTCTAAAGATCTCATGTTTAAAGTCTTCTTATCACCATAAGCCCATCTTAATAATAAACCTTCTTTATAATCTTGTTCTGTATCTGGAAAGTTTCTATCTATAGTTTCTCTCCACCACATTTCGTGATATCTTGAAACTGAATCAGTATCTAATAAACCATAACGATCTCTTAGTGCTTCAATCTTTTTGATGAATTTAGATTGATTTTTTTCGAAATCAATATCTTTTCCTAATTTTAATATTTGAGGGGGAATTATTGTAAATGTTTTTTGAACATCAGCATCAACTTCTTTTAATGCGGAAACCAGCTCTCCTGCTATTTTTTGCTCTCCAATAATATTTCCATTTCCATCAGTTTCCTTAATATCATGGAATTGTAAAACATCTCTTTCATAATAAATAACATTAGGATTCTTAGAGTAAATTAATTCCATATTAATAAAGTTCTTACCTTCATTAAATATAGACTGATCCTTCATCTTTGGAAGAGCTTCATTTAGGTCTTTAGCAGCAAACACGTATGTTTCTCTTACTAAGGGAACTTCATGCTGTTCAAACATTTTTATAATACCGGCTAAATCGACTGGGCTAATTAATTGGCCTTTATTTCTAGAAAATAGAGTAACTCCGTTTCTTACGGTGGCAAATAAATTTTGGCCGTCTGTTTTTTCTGTTGCAACCTCTTCAAAGTTTAATTCTCCTTGAAGACCAGCTTCAACAATTTTTTTAAAGTCACCGAATGTTAAATCTTTTTCATCAAATGGATGTGACATATGGCCCGCTGCTCCACCTTCTAAAATAAGGGACTCAGTTGTACTAGTACGTACACTCTCAGTTATAAATTCATTGAAATTAGTAAAGATCTTCATAAGGTATTTATCTTATTTTATTATTGTCCTAACGAGCTAGTTAGCATACCAACTGCAGTACCATAATCTCCATCTGCTTTAGATAAAATACCGTCTATAACTTTTTTAGATTTAGCTTCGTCAAAATCTTCTCCAAATGCTTTTTGTAAAACAGTTACCGCATATTCTTCAAATTCTTCATCTGAATTAACTTCAGCTTCAGTAACTACTGATTCTGCAACGTTGCTTTCCCACCATGATTCAAGTTTTTCAAATTCTGAAGTGCCCATATTAGATCTCATAAAATCTTCCACATCATCATAATCATCTTTTTCATCTTGATAATAACCAGGAGTATCGATATAATCTTTACCCATTATCTTTTTAATTTGAGCTTCTCCCATTCCATCAATTTCTATTAAGAATTTTTCGAAATCTGTTGTGTTTTTAAAGCCTTTAGCTTCAGTAACTACTGATTCATTATATAAGTGAACATAGTTACTGTTTTTTTCAGAATAAATTGACTTGATTTCAAATTCTTTTTGTCCTTTGGTATAATATGCTTTAAAGAATAAATTTTCATCAAACTCTCCAAAGAAATGATCTGATTTGCCAATAAAGAATTCTGCGTTTGGATAAATTTCAAGAACCTCTTCTTGTGTAGTTGCTTTTAAAACAGCCTCGTCAAACTCTTTAACAAATTTAGCTTCAGTAACCTCTGATTCACTTAATGAATTTCTTAAACAACAATATTCACATTCTACAGTTCCGTCTTTGTCAATTTCTTTGTATGCATGTCCTTTTTTATTTGAACATTTTGGGTGTGATTCAGTAACTACTGATTCTTCAATATATTCTTCTAGACCAGCGTCGTCCCAACCATCTTCAGATGCTAAAACTGCTTGCAGATCTTCTCTTGAACCTGTCATTTCAACCTCTGGCCAACCACTTGGTCCACTAGGATCTAAAACTTTCATTTTAACGTTATGTTTCTTTAAAAGTTTTTTAAGTATCTTTGATTTAGGATCCATTGCATCCATTACTACAGTAGCTTCATTATAACTTACAATGTCAGAATATTTAATCTCATGTTCTTCTCCGTCTTGATCTAATCCAAAGATTGTTTTATCTCCCCACATATCATCATTGTTATCGTTGCCATTACCATATGCATAAATAACATACTCTTGTCCATTTCCTAATTGAATCATGCCATCATCTGCTTTCATAGCTTTCATTAAAGACTTTTTATCATATGATTTCTCATTGATAGCATCTCCTTCGTCATACGCAAATGACTCAAACATGTTAAACGCATTTAATAAAGCTTGACCTGAAGCTTCTTCTTTAATACTCTCTAAATAAAGAGCAGTACCTTCAACAATTCCGATTCCTGACCAACCAGCTGCATTTGCAAGGTCACTATAATGTTTATCTAAAATTCTTTTTGTAGTAGTAGCACCTATTGTTAAAAAGTGATTACCTAAACCTGCTACTTTTAATTCAAATGAACCTATTCTACCTTTAATATTCTTAGATATAACTTTCTCTCTGTGGAAATTAGCATCTGTCATCGCTTCTTCAAAAAGATACTTAATACAACCTAATGTACCTACTTTGTCCATTGCACCAAAATCTGTTAGTTTCTTAGTAAATAAATTTTTATAAACTGTTAAAACTTTTTTTGCGTCTCTTTTATATTGAACTGAAATAGCTTCATTTACTGAAGTAGTTAAAGATTCAAACGCTGGGTAAACATCATCATATCCTTTACCGTAAATGTCTGCCATTAACCATTCTTTGTTGGCTTCATCCCATAAGTATACGAATTCAGCGCCGCCGCCATCAGCAACATCCCTTAGATATTTAGATATATTAGCAACTTTACCCTTAGACGCTGTAAAGTTCCCGTAGAAATTAATCTTCTTAACATCTTTATCTAAACCCGAACTGTCTCCATTCTTAAGAATAAAATCTACATTTTTACCATCTTTAAAAGTTGAAGTTATAATAGGTAATATGTTTTCAGGATATGAATCATAATGCATATATACAGAAGTGATATTTCCTTTTTTATCGATTTTACCAATTTGTCCTCTAGTTCCTTCTTCAATTAAAACAGTTGCTTCGTTAATCTCAGCGCCTCTTAACTTAGTAAAAAATTCGATTCTTTGCTCTTCAGTTAATTCTTTGATAGAAGTAACTTTAAATTCACCAAGTAAATTTTTATATGTTTCTGCTTCAGTACTTCTTTTAGTAGAGTTTTCTTCTTCTACTTGTCTAGATCTATTGATTTGTGATTCAGTAGAAAACTGATCAAAAGATTTTAATTTATACATAGTGTTGTTATTTTTTTGTATGTTATTATTTTATTATATATCTCCTTCAAAATCTACATTTTTTATATCATACTTAAACTTCTGTTCCTTGTAGATCCTTTGTCTTTCTTTGGAGTGTCTTATTAGATAGTTGTCCCAATCAGGAGAACTTAAATCATCTACAAAATCTATAATATTGACCGAGTCTTTAGAGCTATGTTGCCTTAAACCTCTACCGATAGATTGTCTAATAATTACTTCCGATTTAAATGATTCTGTGAAGAATATGTTGTGGATTTTCTTGATGGATATACCAGTTGAGAATGTACCATATGAAGCGACAATGACGACTTGGTTTCCAGCTTCCATTTTCTTTTTGTGTTCTTCCCTAATATCTTTATCAATTCCACCATCAACATAATAAACAGATTTATCACTCTCTTGTCTGAGTTTTTCATATATTTTTTTACCATGTTCAATTCTATGAAAAAGAACTAAACTATTACCCTTAACCCTGGAGATAATACTTGTTATAAAATTAAGTCTTCCAGGTGAATTGATCACATAGTTTTGCTCAAATTTAAAAACGTCTTTACTTTCATATCTATTCTGGGACATTTCTCTAAATGCGTCTTTTGTAGATTGAGGTGCATAGTCCATTTTAATTACCTTTACTTTACAACCTGCTATATGCCCTTCGTTTTGTAAATAATGTGCACTTATTTCTGTAATTAATGGACCAGTATATGCCATTAAAGTTAATCTATCTAATGTGCCTTCTTTTGGAATAGTTCCAGATAAACCATATTTATAATCTGCATTAATACACTTTTGTAAAATAGTTTTAATAGAGGCTGATTTTGCTTTGTGTGTTTCATCAACAATTACTGCATCAAATTCTGCAAAATATGCTTTATCTTTTTTAACAAGTGATTGATATGTTCCAATAATAACATTCCTACCTGGCCTTAATTTTTGACCACTGTATATTTGCTGTACCTTAATATCTATTGCATTTCTATAATTATAGTCTAGAAAATCTTCACTCGCTTGTACAACTAATGATACATTGGGTACAATAAATAAAATCTTTTTTGCTTTTTGTTGTTCTAGTAAATATGATACTGTTAAGAATGATATCAGTGTTTTACCCGCAGAAGTTGCAAGCTCACTTAAGCATCTTCTAAATTTTAGTATATTAAATGCTGCCTCTATTTGATAATCTCTTGGAGTTATCTCTGACTTTTCGAAAAAGTCTAAAGCCCATTTTGTAAATTTTTCTTGATTAATATTGGTATCAAACATGTCAGTAATACCATTGAGTTTAAACTCAAATTTATATTCTTTACATATCTGCATGACTTCTCTCCATAATCCTGAAGGAATCCATTTATCATCTTTTATATATGAAACATATCCATCCCATAAACCCTTTTTAACCAAAGGATTAAATCGCCATGAATCAATTCTTCTATTTAAAGAAATATTGAGTTGTTCCAGTTCTAATTCAGTTGCTTCATCAATACGTAGCAACTGTTTATTTTCAGTTAAACTAAGCTCCACATTGTTAGAGCATTTTTATTTTTCGTTATAGATCTTTTAATGCTAGTCTATTACGAATGGCAAATCCCATATTATCTAGGGTTTTTACCGAATCTTTAAAAAACTCAACTTGATTTTCTAGATGAGACAATATCATGTTTTCGTCTGCTAAGTCTGTCTCTATAAATCTTTCTTTTTGTTTTTCTCCGAGTTTATAATCATATTCATAGTATCTAATATAGGCTTCTCTATATCTAATAGCTACTTTTGCTTTTTGTTCTTTTACTTTCATATTTAAATACGACATTTGTTCTACTAGAGATTGACGCGAAGATAAAACTTCAGCAATTGTTTCTTCCATTAAATTTAAGTTTCTCAAACTCTGTGCCAACTTTTTTATATTGTTTGTCCACTCAGTTCTTTGTCTACTTAATTTTCCGTCTAATGCTAGTATGTTTTCTTTAGTCATATTAAAATAATGATTTCTTGTTAGGATTTGGTTTAATAAATTTTGATGTTATTTGCCTCTTCTTAAATTTAGGTTTTGGCATTTCCATTTCTGGAGAATTGACGCTAAGATCTAATGGCTTGAAATCTATCAAAAGTTTCATACCCTTAAATCTATCACTGTCTTTTTGGAACTCATCAAAGTTATCCTCAACCATGTTGTTAATCGTTTCTATACATACCATAAATCTAATTGATTAGAAGTGAAATAATTATCGATCTTTTTGTGAGCATCGATTTTAAGCTCAAAACACTTCAATATTAAATCATTTAGATCCTTAATATTATATGTATCTAGTTTATTTTCGCTAAGAAATTTAGTCCACATAAAAACGGGACGTCCTTTCTTTAACTTTTCTGCCATTTTCTTTTTACCCGTTGCGTCATTATCAAACATATACCTAACAGTTGGTATCTCATCAAAATCATCAGTTGATCTACCTGCAGTTGCTAAGGCCAACGAGTTATTCATGAATTTAGCATCTAAAGGACCTTCGAACATTGTTATTGGTCTTTGGAAATTTAATTGCATAATTCCAAAAAGTGTTGATATCTTTGTAAGTGTGTTTAGTTCCTCATTGCTCATTTCTAATGGCTTACCCATTTCTTCATATAATTTTGGCAAATCATAAGTTAAATATCTCTGTCCATACCCTTTCATTCTACGTGTCTGTGCACCTATAATTTTGCCATCTGTACTATAATTAAGAATCCACAAACGAAACTCTTTATCTGAATATAGAAATTCTTCAGATCGATTATGTAATAACCTATCTTTTAATTGAAACCAAATCCAATCACCTGGTTCTATTACTTTAGCTTTAAAATGTTTCTTGAATTCTTCAACATCAATTGCTAGATTATGTATCTTTTCTAGCGCCTGGTGTTTCAATACAGACTCTGGGTTTACCTGTATTTTATTTTGTTTGATGTAATCGATAACCATAAAAGAGTCATTAGATGTGTCCATCTTAACATCATGATCCTTTAAAAAAGAATATAGATTAGTATGATAACTACAATTATAACAATGATACTGTAGTGTATCCCAAAATATATTACCTCTTTTCTTGGTATCGTCCGAGTGAGAATCGCCACAATAGGGACATGCACAGGTTATTCGCCCATGCATGTCCTTTAGTAGCTTCTTATTAGGAGTAGAATGTATTTGAGATACTACTTGCTTAAGTGCATATCTTATTTTATCCTTTAACTCTTCAGTAAGTTCTATATTGTTATTAGATGTCGAGGTCATTCAAGAAAGAATCTAGATCATCATCTGTTGATACACTTGAAGTTGATTCCGACGTTGAAGTCACTGGTGCTGCCGCTGGTTTTTCTTTTACTGCTGTTGCAGTTTTAGTTGCTGCCTTTGGAGCACTTGATGTCATCGATGCAATTGAATCACCCGGATTAAGATACATTCTTAATACATCATTTACAAATGATCTTGTATCTTCGTCCCATGCTTGATAATCATATCCTTTTAATGAAGGAGCTGCTTCTAACTCTTCTTTGATAGTAGTCATAGTTTCTTTACTACGTTCTGCCGGGGCATCGCCCATAATAATAGCTGACTTACTAGAAGAAAATTTAGATGTATCGTAGTTATTATATTCACCTTGTCTAGTGATAACTAACTCAAAGTTTTTACCTTCGAATAAATCGAATACTTGTGTTGGCTCACCAAAGTTTGGTTTTAATTCTGCGTCTATCTTTTCTTTAATTTTATATCCAAATTTAAATACTTTGTAAGTACCTTCTAGTTCTGGATTTTGTGGATCTTTTACGATCTTTACTAAAGAATAGTATTGTTGGCGTCTTTTTAGTTTATCTGAAGATTTTCTATCTACAGCTGAATCTGATTTACGCAACTTCCAAAATACATCTGCGATAGGGCATTTTTCTCCGATTGTTGCTGGAGAATCAACTAATTTACCATCGCCACTAGAGTTTGTTAACCAGTGTACATATTTTTGGATTAGGGAATTACGAGGGTTTTCTGGATTTGGCACAAAACGTATTAATGCTTTGTAAGTTCCGTCTTTACCATCGTCTGCTGTTGGTTTGTAGATCTCGTTAGTAGAACTACTTGCTTGTACTTGGTGCGTTTCTACGTCTTCCACGCCCAAGTTAAAAATGTCAAATGAATCACTCATACCTTTAAATTGTTTAGTTTGTTAAAATTGTTAATTGTTTACCTTGAAATTACTTTAATGTTCTTTCGTTTCCTTATATTGTATAATAATAAATAGTTTCAATTAATTGTTAAGATTGCTCCAGAAGGTTCCTTCCATTTATTCTCCTTTAACTTAATCAGTCCTGATTTGTGAAGTAACTCTGACGCTTGCTTTTCAGTAAGCTGGTTCGCTATCACCATTTTTTGTAGGATGCTTAATAAACGAAGGTAATCTGTTGTAACTAACATGTAATTAATACTTTTGTTATTATACTTATTATATATCTAACCTTTAATTTGTTTCACCTGGGATTAATTTTAATTTTTTTTAAAATAAAATGAAACAGTTTTTCGGCAAGTGCATATAACAAATGTTAGTTAAGCCAGAAGTTAGATTAGGCTTGGAGGTTTGAAACGTATGCTGCGAGAAAATAAGCGTCAACTAAGTCATCCAAAGGCTTCGGGATCTTCTTCCCAATTTCTAGGTCTTTAACTATTTTCCACAAAGGGCTTTTAGCCAAGATTTGGTCTTCGTTCACATTTTTTTGGTAAGCTTCAAATAATTGTAGTTTATTCATATTACCTTTACCTGCAAACTTCTTAATTGTGGTAGGAGCAACAGTAAGTAAATCTTCTGGATTTAAGGTCTTTAAAAGTTTAAGCTTTAAGATTGCGGCTCCTGCTGCCATGTCAATCATATTATTAGTTCCCATCTTAGAACCATAAGAAGTACCTTCAAATGCTATAGTGAAACCATCACCTTCAAAAGAATTTTGTAATATTAGGTTGATTAAATCATCAGCCATTTTATCATATCTCTTTACCTTTAAGAGTTCGGCACTTGAGAAAGATTCATTGTTTGTAAAATCAGGTTGATTAACTAAAGTAACATCTTCTAATAAAGAAATCTCTTCTTGAAGTCTTTGTTCTGCTTTAGTTCCTGTTTTTGGTTTTATGTAACTAATAAAATGATAACTCTTTTTTTTATCATTATATATGGCTAAACCTGGAGAATTTAAAGAAAAATCTACTGCTAAGTAATTCATTTACAGTTTTTTACCTAGAGCTGCACCTAATGCGGCACCTACAAGTCTAGAAGTTAATAAATCGTAAAACACACCTTTTTGAATACCAAGAACTTTTGCTAGCATTTTACCAATAGATTTCCCTAAAGCAAAACCGGTAAGTCCACCAATAATTGATCCAAAGAAACCTTCATTAGTCATCTCTTCATTAAGTCTCTCAATATCATAAGAACCATCTTCATTTTGATATTCTGAAGCAAAAGATTCTAATGCTGCATCTATTTTCTCTTCTAACTCCGGAGTCCAAGTTTCTTGAAGACCTTCATTAATAAGTTCCAAATCCTGTTCGTTAACAGCGTTTTCAATTAAATATGTATTAAATGTTTTCATGTATTATATATCTTATTTTATTCTAATTCTAATCTAAGGTTTAATCTATTATAAAAGAACGTAACTTCAAATGTTTGAAAAGATGCAACGTTTTCTGCAAAATTTAAATTTAATTCATTAATAGAGTTCATGATACAATCTGTGAATTCCATATATGCTACTGATGCTCCTTCTGCATCTAATATTCTTAAAGTTAATGGAGATTCTATATGAGATTGCTTAGTAGATCTAGCGTAATACCATAAAAGTGTATCCATCATAATCCAATAATTAATAAACCCATCTAGTAATTGCATACTAACTGTAAATTCTCTATTAATTGTGTTTTGTATTGGAATAGCACCCCTGTGATATCTTATAGAACCGTCATTATCTTCTTGTGTTAACGGATTAAAAGAAACACCAGGTATATTAATACCTTGAATGCTATAATTTATAAAATCTACAGGTTCAGATAATAAACCACCTGGCACATTATTAATATATTTTTTATATTTATCAGCAACTTCTTTAGGTACAAATCCTCTAGGAAACCTAAAGTCGAATGAATTATTTCTACTATTTAAGATCATTGTTTTTTATTATTTCTTAAATTTACCAGACATGATCATATTCTCGTCAATGCCATTATTAACACTAATATAAAACTTATTGTTTTTCATACCTCTAATAGTATTAGCATTAGCTTCACTTATTTTAAACAAAACTTCACCTTCACCCATATCAATATCCTTGTTTGATATATGATTAAATTTTAATTTTTGTTTTCCATCACCGAATGTTAATATTACATTTTCTGCATTTGTAAAAGAAATAAATTCTACATCATCACCTTTTCTTTTAGCAATCACAAATTTATAATATGAAGTAAATGGAGGTATATCAATATTTAGTTTAGTTTCATTCACAAACTCAGAAGTATCTACCTCAGTAATACTCTGTGTCATTATATTTTCATTAGAAGAATCAAACACTATTTTTGATTTTGATGCAATAACATTGTGTCTTTCTATAAATGTAGGAACATATTTTATACTTTTGGGCAAGTTGTCTGTGAATATTCCTTCTATAATTTTATTAGAAGATAATTCAGGTAAAACATTATAAACTTCAGTTAACTGATTTGGGGAATTAATTTTTAACTTGTTTAATCTTTTACCATACTTTGCAGCCTGTGTTAAAGTTAAACTAGCTCTTTTTACTATTTGTGTATTATCAGTTTGATTCCAAATTCTCATAGTTACATCTACTGAAAAACTAGAAGCAGTATTACTATTAATAATCACTGGTCTAAAAACAATAGGTGTATTGAAATCTTCATATTGTGTATACGATGTTTGGAATGTTTTAATATCAACACTTCCTATAGTTTCGAAAACATCAACAT